GCGAGCGTAGGAGCCGAATCAGCTTTAGAAATCTGGAAGAAAAACCTTGTCGGTGATGATACTTTTGATGTTAAAAGCGACATCTTAACGCTCGGGAGCTTTAGCTGGGAAGCTGATAAAATCGGCAATGCCCGTGGCGCTCTCGGAGGTGTCGCTGGCTCTATCCTAGATGTTTACGGTGGTGAGTACGAGTTTGACAATCGCACGATCATCTTACACAAACAAATGGGTCGTAAAGCTCCTACTGTGTTGGAGTATGGTCGCAATATTGTCAGCGTAGAGGAGGAGCGATTGCTAGATGGCAATTACACCTCTATCTATCCTTACGTAAGATATACGCCACAACCAAAACCGCAAGAGGAAGCCTCTGGTAAGCCTCACGTAGGCGAGCATGAGCAACCCGAAGAACAGCTAGTGACATTGCCTGAATTTATCCTAGATGGTCAGTATCTTGAGTTATATGCCCAACGCAGAATCCAAATGGTTGATTTATCTAGTCATTTTAATGATGACAAGGGTAAAAAAGAGCCAACAGAAGAAGAACTCAGGAAGTTAGCTCAGAAATATCTTAAGGATAATAACGTAGGCTCCCCTAAAGTCAGCATAGAGGTTGATTATATCGACCTGTCGCAAACACTTGACTATCAAGATTTTCGGGTCATGGAGGAGGTCGAGCTTTGCGATATTGTACCGCTTTACTATCCAAAGTTTGGCATCACAACCGAGTCTGAAAAAGTTGTGGAGATTGTCTATGACGTCTATACAGATAGCAACCACACAATAAAACTTGGTACGATTGGTCAGTCCATCTCTAAAAGTTTGACTGGTGGTGTTTCCGAACGTATCAATGCGTTGGAAAATAATCAAAAGGTTATTACTAACAACCAAAAACAATTTGAACTCAATCTGCCTAAATACCTCAATGACATCAATGGTAAACGCGTTTGGTACGAAAAACCAGATGACAATATTGAGCATAAGATAGGCGACTACTGGTTTGAGAAAAATGGGAAGTATCAGCGCACTTGGATTTGGGATGGCCATCAATGGGTCAAGGTACTAGATACAGAGGATTTAAACCCTAACCAACGGGCCTTTGACGAGGCAATGGCTGAAATCGAAAAAGCCAAAAAAGCGCAAGAAGAAATCAACCAACGCACCGATAAAGAGCTTGAAGAATTTAGAGCCACCCTCAAAAACCTAGCGTTACCAGAGGAAGCGATTAAAAAAATCACAGAGACTATCAAAGTTGATGACATCCCGTCTCTTAAACAAAGCTTTGATGACCTCAAAAACAAGGTCAGTGAAACGAGCGAGACATCCCGTCTAAACGCCGAAATTTTAGGGAATAACGGTAAGACCCGCTACAACAAAAACCTCTTGGTTGGCGATCCTAATCGTGTTAAAAAAATTGATGAGGATTACATCGAGGTAGAAGCCAACGACGGTGGTTTTAAGCGTGGCGAGACCTACACGATTAGCTTTAGTCAAACGTGTGAGCTACTCAAAAAAGTAGCTATCACATTGACGCAAATTAACAACAAGGGAGTTAAGTTAGTACTGACACCAACCAAAGCAAAAATGGATGCACAGACGTTTGAGGTCACTAAGGATAAACAGTCTATAGAGGTCTATCCTTTAAGCTACACGGCTGTTTTAACTGGCGACTGGTATAAATCTAAGCAGATAGATTTAAACGCGTCGGAGGTGAGGGAATTGGCTCTGGAGATGGATTATAAAGAGATTGCAGATGCCAAAGGTGCAACTATCACAGGGGCATGGTCAGACAGTCCACAAATTATATTAGACGGAGGTAAAAAATGAGTGAAAATATACCGCTGCGAGTCCAATTTAAGCGGATGACTGCTAGCGAGTGGGCTCGTAGTGATGTCATCTTACTGGAGAGTGAGATAGGCTTTGAGACAGACACAGGTTTTGCCAGAGCAGGTGATGGCCACAATCGATTTAGTGATCTTGGATACATTAGCCCACTCGATTACAATCTACTGACTAACAAGCCAAATATCGATGAATTAGCGACAAAAGTCGAGACCGCTCAGAAACTACAACAAAAAGCAGATAAAGAGACCGTCTATACAAAAGCTGAATCGAAGCAAGAGCTTGACAAGAAATTAAATCTCAAAGGTGGCGTTATGACAGGTCAACTAAAATTTAAGCCAGCCGCCACTGTTGCTTATTCCTCGTCAACGGGTGGGGCGGTCAATATTGACTTGTCGTCTAGCAGAGGTGCTGGTGTTGTTGTCTATTCTGACAATGATACTAGTGATGGGCCGTTGATGAGCTTGCGGACGGGTAAAGAGACTTTCAATCAATCGGCGCTTTTTGTCGATTATAAGGGAACAACAAATGCCGTTAATATTGCGATGCGTCAGCCAACCACCCCCAATTTTTCATCGGCGCTTAATATTACTAGCGGCAATGAAAATGGTAGTGCGATGCAAATTAGAGGCGTTGAAAAAGCATTGGGAACGCTCAAAATCACACACGAAAACCCAAGTATTAAAGCGGATTATGATAAAAATGCGGCAGCGTTATCTATTGATATCGTTAAAAAACAGGAAAGTGGTGGAAAAGGTACTGCTGCTCAAGGAATCTACATTAACTCAACATCAGGTACGACAGGGAAGTTGCTTAGGATTAGAAACCTTAATGATGATAAGTTCTACGTCAAGCCTGACGGTGGTTTTTATGCCAAGGAAACTTCGCAGATTGATGGCAACCTGAAGCTCAAGGATCCCATAGCGAATGATCATGCGGCAACCAAAGCTTATGTTGATGGTGAAGTCGAAAAATTAAAAGCACTCTTAACGGCCAAGCAAATGTAAAAAGGAGGAGATATGAGTAGAGATCCAACGTTAACATTAGACGAGTCAAATCTCGTTATTGGTAAGGATGGACGTGTGCATTACACATTTACCGCAGAGGACGACAACCCAAAAGTCAGACTAGCTAGCAAGTGTCTAGGCACAGCGCATTTTAATCAGCTCATGATTGAGCGAGGAGATAAGCCAACTAATTACGTGGCGCCCGTGGTAGTTGAGGGGACAGGTAATCCGACTGGATTATTTAAAGACCTCAAGGAGCTTAACTTAGAGCTGACAGACACCGCTAATTCCCAGCTCTGGGCAAAAATCAAGTTAAACAATCATGGTATGTTACAGACATACTTTGATACGACTATTAAAAATGAGATTTTAACAACGGCTCAAGGTATCAGAGAGACTATATCTGATACTGAGCGAGGACTTAAGTCCGAGTTTCTAAGGACAGTGCAAGGTCAGCGTATCCAGCTTAAGAGTTTGCTAGAGCAAAAGACCGCTCAACTCGGCTTGACGGTCGATGGTCTAAAACTTGATTTAAACAAAGCAAACGAACAGACAGCTAGTTTACAGGCTAGTATCAATGGTTTGCGACAAGAATATCAAGACGCTGAAAGGAAGTTATCCGCAAGCTATCAGACTGGCATTAACGGCCTAAAAGCAACAATGGCCAATGATAAATACGACCTAAAAGCTGAGATACAAGCAACCGCTCGAGGATTATCACAAGAGTATGATAATAAGTTACATCAGTTGTCTGCTAAGATTAAAACAACCTCATCAGGCACGACCGAGGCCTACGAGAATAAACTTGCGGGCTTACGTGCTGAGTTTACTCGCTCAAATCAAGGCACGAGGACAGAGCTCGAGTCACAAATTAGCGGACTAAGAGCGGTACAACAGACAACCGCTAGCCAAATCTCACAAGAGATTAGAGACAGGACAGGAGCAGTCAGTCGTGTGCAGCAAGACCTAGAGAGTTATCAGCGTCGTTTGCAGGATGCGGAAGATAATTACAGTAGCTTAACCCATACAGTTAGAGGTTTGCAGAGTGATGTGGGATCCCCGACTGGTAAAATCCAATCACGCTTTACGCAGCTGCAATACCAAATAGACCAGCGAGTGACTCGTGACGGAGTTATGTCAATCATTAACCAGTCTGGAGACAGCATTAAATTAGCTATCCAAAAGGCTGGCGGCATTAATGCCAAAATGTCTGGTAATGAGATTATCTCAGCAATTAACCTCAACTCCTACGGAGTAACAATCGCAGGTAAACACATCGCTCTCGATGGCAATACGACTGTTAACGGCACCTTTACCACAAAGATAGCAGAGGCTATCAAAATTAGAGCTGACCAAATCATAGCAGGCACTTTAGATGCCTCTAAAGCTCGTATTATTAATCTAAACGCCAGCAGTATCGTTGGTTTAGACGCTAACTTTATCAAAGCTAAAATTGGCTATGCGATTGTTGACATGCTTGAGGGTAAAGTGATTAAGGCACGCAATAGCGCTATGCTTATTGATCTTAGCTCGGCTAAGATGGATTTTAATAGTAATGCGACCATCAACTTTAACAGCCGAGATAACGCTTTAGTGCGTAAAGACGGTACCCACACTGCCTTTGTACACTTTAGTAATGCCACACCAAAAGGTTATACAGGTTCGGCATTATATGCCTCTATTGGTATCACCTCATCTGGTGATGGGGTCAACAGTGCGTCATCTGGACGTTTTGCAGGGCTAAGGTCATTTAGGTATGCTACGGGATATAATCATACTGCTGCAGTCGACCAAACCGAGCTATACGGTGATAATGTCTTGATTGCAGATGACTTTAGCATCAATCGAGGATTTAAGTTTAGACCAGACAAAATGGAAAAAGTGCTCGACATGAACGACTTGTATGCGGCTGTAGTAGCCTTAGGCCGCTGTTGGAAGCACTTAGCTAACGTCGGCTGGAATACCGTTCATGGCAATTTTGTAAGTGCTGTGAATGGGGAATTGAATAACTACATCACAAAAATTTAACAGGAGATAATATGCAATTAACTATTAAAAACAAAGATTTAAACACACTATATTGTGTACTAGACAAAATCAAAGTCACGAACATGCGAGCAAACCGCGGACGTGCTAAGCTACTCGCAAAAGTAGTAGATAAATTCAAAGAGTACGCCAAGGATGAGGGTGACCTTATTGATCTGTATGCTCAAAAAGACAAAGATGGCAAGTTTGTCATTGATGAGCACAAAAACATCAAGCTAGCAGACCCCGCTAAACTCGACGAGTTCAACGGCCTACTCAACGAGCTAGCTGATGAAGAAATTGTGATTAAAGGGGGTGAGTACTCCAAGCGATTTATTGACTTTTTAAACTTTTTAGAAGAGTGTGAAGATGAATTTACATCATCTGAAATCATTCTTATCGACAACATTTTGGAACAATTTGAAGAAAGTAAAAAAGGAGAAAAACCATGAGAAATTGGAAAGTGACAGGAAAATACCCACAATTTGACAGCACAGTAGCAGTCGCAAGCACACATATTATTATCACTGCTGAGGATGGCTCAGTCATCTCTCAACTTGTTAAGCAAGACTTAATCTCGACTAATGACACAGAGATTATCAAAGCTACTTTGGAAGAATTTAAAAAATCTGAATACGTTGAAATTGCAATGGGCGAAGCCGTGCAAAAGGTAGACGACCTTGAAAAAATCTCACAGGAAACTGCTAAGACTGCCAAGACTGCTCAAACAGCCGCAGGATTAGCTAAGGTGTCCGCAGAGCGTACACAGCGAATGATTAACTTGCAAACCATCCACATGTTAACGAGCGGCGGCAAGATTGATTCTGACATTTATAAAGGCATGCTTGAGCTAATCGAGCCAGCCAAAAAAGGTGAGTATCAAGCCTATGATGTCTTTACGGTGGTCGACAGTACTAAAGAGGAAGACGGTGAAGCAGGCGAAGGCAATCTTGTCTTTGTACATGTCAACGAGCCGTTTACTTATGAGGCACAGACCTTAGAGGAGCTAGAGTCAGAAGCCAAAGTAACAGTTATCAAGTACGCTGATTTGGTTAAACAAGATTAGAGGTGTTTTATGGCAACAGAGTTGATATTTGGCGTCGGTGGCTTTATTTTAGCTATCGTCACGACTTACAATATTTTTAATGCAAAATCTATCAAGCATGCGACAGATATTACATTGTTGCAGTCTGAGGTTGAGCATTTAAAAATTGTCACTCGTCAAAATGCTAGGCGTCTTGAGGAGCATGATGAGCAAAACAAAACGCTCATCACAATGACAGAGCAAATTAAAAACCTCAATCGTGAGGTAAGAGAACTTAAAGATATTATGAAAGGCGAAGCATGATCAATTTAAAATTACGACTACAAAACAAAGTAACCTTGATGGCTATTTTGGGAGCTATCTTTTTACTGGCACAGCAATTAGGTATTAAACTACCATCAAACATCGCAGATATTGCAAACACAGCTGTAACGCTTTTGGTATTGCTCGGTGTTGTCACAGATCCAACCACGAAAGGCCTGTCAGATAGTGAGCAAGCATTGACTTACCATGAGCCCAAAAAATAGGAGGAGCCATGCGAGCAATCACACGATTAGCGTTAATACTAGCAATCGCAATACTGTATGTGCCATTATCTGTGGTTGCTCTTATCTTTTATCCGTTTTTAGATAAGGAGGACAGATGACCTTTTTAGATAAAATTAAACAAGGCTGTTTAGATGGCTGGGCTAAGTACAAAATCTTGCCATCCTTGACCGCAGCACAAGCTATCTTAGAGAGCGGGTGGGGCAAACATGCCCCACACAACGCTCTGTTTGGTATTAAGGCAGATAGCTCTTGGACTGGTAAATCATTTGATACCAAAACCCAAGAGGAATATCAAGCAGGTGTTGTCACGGATATTGTGGACCGATTTAGGGCGTATGATAGTTGGGATGAGTCGATAGCTGATCACGGACAATTTTTAGTTGATAATCCACGCTATGAGGCAGTTATTGGGGAGACTGACTATAAAAAGGCTTGTTACGCTATTAAAGCAGCTGGATACGCTACGGCAAGTAGCTATGTCGAACTTTTAATCCAACTGATTGAGGAAAACGACTTACAAAGTTGGGATAGAGAAGCTCTTAAAAATAATAAGGAGGAAACGATGACAACCGCAAACGAAATTGTACAATACTGTGTTAACCTTGCTAATTCAGGCATGGGTGTTGACAAAGACGGTGCTCACGGGACGCAATGCTGTGACTTGCCTTGTTTTGTCGCTAAAAATTGGTTTGGTGTTGATCTTTGGGGCAATGCGATTGATTTATTAGACAGCGCAAGTGCGCAAGGCTGGGAAGTCCATCGTATGCCAACAGAGGCAAACCCAAAAGCAGGCGCTACATTTGTCCAATCAGTGCCGTATCATCAATTTGGACATACGGGAATTGTTATCGAGGATAGTGACGGTTACACCATGCGCACTGTCGAGCAAAACATTGATGGCAATCCTGATGCTTTGTATGTCGGTGCACCAGCTCGTTTTAACACTCGTGACTTTACTGGCGTGATAGGTTGGTTTTACCCACCATATCAAGGGGATACAGTCACGCAACCAGTCAGCACCGAGCCGCAAACTTCTGACACTATCGTAGAGACAGCAAAAACAGGCACCTTTACCCTTGATGTTGCAGAGATCAATATCAGACGCTGGCCAAGTCTAGCCAGCGAGGTTGTAGGTATCTACAAGCAAGGTGATACTGTCAGCTTTGATAGCGAGGGCTACGCTAATGGCTATTATTGGATTAGCTATGTTGGAGGCTCAGGTATGCGTAACTACCTAGGTATTGGACAGACTGATAAAGATGGGAATCGCATCAGCCTTTGGGGTAAATTAAATTAGGAGGTAAAGCTCCGAGATAAGACAAAACCGCTCAGATTATTCTGGGCGGTTTTTTGTGTATGATGAATTATTTTTCAAGATAAATATCGAAATGACTAAAGTTCTTCATATTGATAATTCTATTATCTTTATATTTTGCAAAAATATCTGATCTAGTCCCTTCATTTGGTGAGTCAAATAAGTCTATTTGCTCATGTTTCCCATCTTTTGTGCCAATTTCGATTCTGCCGCTTACATAAGGAGAAGTAGCGTCATAAATTTTATAATTATCCATAAGGTATTTTCTGATTTTAAAGTCAATTTCCTGGAAAGTTACGATATCTTTTTCTAGAATAATTTTGTTATTTAAGTTCTGTTGAGATTCTCCCGAAATAAATAGATTTCCCAATAATTTATGATTTACTTTATTATTTTGAGCAGGCGTAATTCCTCCATAGATGTACTCACCGGTGTGAGAATTAAGAATATAAAATAATCCAAAAACATCTACATGATCATCTCGTTTAAATTTTTGAGAGGCCTCATAAGACATTTCGGAACTAATATAATAGTCTTTCCCTCTATATTTTTGAGTATCAATGTTTAATGTGTGTGTCGTTGAAAAATTTACCCTGCAATTTTTATAATCATAAGGAGTTATAGTGTATGCATAAAGTAAATCACTTTTAACATTCGAAATGTCTTTCTTAGAGTCACTTTTGATGATAGGTGAAATAGTAGAAATCAGTATGACTGTAATTATGAAAACTATTTTGATGATGTTAATCTTTTTCAT